GATCCCTGTTCGCCCAGGCTTTAACCGCCCAACCCCAGTACCAATCCAGCCGCTTCCAAGCTATGTCCTACAGGAGCTAGAGCACCTACAGGCAGACTTCGAGGACCTATCTGGTCAGCACCAGGTATCACGCGGCAGCTCAGGTGGCGTAACTGCTGCAACTGCAATCAACTACCTGCAGGAGCGCGACGACTCTTACCTTGCAACCGTATTCTCAAGTATTGAAGCTGCGATCGAGAAGACTGCTCAGCAGTCACTATCGCTATTCATTCAGTACGTAACCAATGAGCGCCTAGTAAAGACTACTGGCCTTGATGGATCATTCGATGCGTCAATGCTTTCAGGCGCAGACATTGCATCAGGTAACGACATCCGCATTGAGTCTGGCTCAGCACTTCCAACTTCAAAGTCAGCGCGTCAGTCGTTGATTACTGAATGGATGAAGATGGGCTTTATCTCTCCACAGGATGGCTTGAAGATCCTTGACATGGGAATGCTCAAGAACTTCTACAACCTAATCAAGCTTGATGAGAACCACGCATCGCGCGAGAACTTGATGATGAAGAAGTTGACAGCAGAGACCGTCCAGCAGTTCCAGCAGAACTGGGAGCAGGGCGCAGCTAACGGCGATCCTGACAAGGTTGTTCCTGGAGCAGTTGACGCTGAAGGCAACCCGATCCCACTACAGGTTCCAGCAGTTGTACAGGTTCACGACTACGATAACCACGCAGTTCACGTAGAGGTCCACAACCGTTTCCGCAAGTCACAGTCATTCGAGACTCTGGATGATGCTGTCAAGGCTGAGTTCCAGAAGCATATCGCAATGCACCAAGCAGCTTTGCAGCAGCAGCAAGCCGAACAGATGGCCATGCAGGCTGGTGTACAGGGCGCTCCACAAGCTTCACCTGAAGCTGCTGGAATGCCAGATCAAACTGGGCAGACTGCTCAGCAACTACAGTAAGGAAAAATATGTCTGACGAGACGCAGGTATCACCTGAACAGACTACTGAGATTGATTCTTCAGTAGAAGCACCAGCAGAAGAGACTAAGGTCCATCCTGCGTATGACAAGTTGCTCGCTGAGCTGCCAGAAGCATGGCACTCAAAAGTAACTCCGTACCTACAGGAACAGGACAAGTATTTCCAGCAGCAGCTTGAGAAGTACACCCCGTTCAAGGATCTAGTTGATGAGGGCGTTTCGGCTGACCTTATCAAGGGTGGCTTGAACCTTGCTCGTGCGATCGAAAATGATCCTACTGAGGTTTATACTTCACTTCAGACCTACCTAAAGGATCAGGGCTTGCTAGCTGAAGAAGCCAAGCAGGTCGCTAAGGATATGATGGAGGAAGAGTCTGGTGAAGACTTCGAGGACATTTTTGACGGCGAGAAAATCCCTAAGGCTCTCCAGAAGGAGATCGATGCTCTGAAGGCTCAGCAGTCTGAGGCTCAGGATTATATCTACCAGCAGGAGCTTGCTAAGGAAACTGACAAGTACGCCGCAGAGCTTGAGTCAGAGATGGCTCAGCTTAAGGCTACTCACTCGATCAACGAGGCTCATGAGGTTGCAATTTATGACCTAATGAACTCTGCATTAAACGCAGGCCGTGAGATCTCAGTAGCCGAAGCTGCTAGACAACTAAGCCAGATGATCCCAGGTGGCTTTGCTCCAGCAGGTCAGGCAGCAGCAGCTCCAATGGTTGTTGGAAATGCAGGCGGATCGGGCGTTGTAGCCCCAGATCTCAGTATTCCAAAGGACGACAAGGGCAAGCGCGAGATGCTTGCTCAGATGTTTGATCAGTACAACAAGTCACGCTAAACAGCAAAATAAATAAACCCCTTTGCCTATAAGGTAGAGGGGTTTATTTCTGCTATAAACTATTAGTGTTGACGTACAGCCGCCTAGGAGTGGTCAGGGCAGATAACAAAACTAATCTTTGTTTTACAAACTTACTCTTAGGAGAGTGAATCATGGCAGGTCAGGGAATCCTAACCTTCGCATCTGACGCTCTGAAGCTAGTCTACGGCGACCTTCACGAGCAGCTACGCGACAAGAACCCAGCTTTGGAGTTCATCGAAGCATCATCACAGCACATCACCCAGAACGGTAAAGAGGTCATCTTTGACACTCACATCGGTCGTAACCAGGGCATCGGCGCACGTGGCGTTCGCGAAGCTCTACCAGTAGCAGGCGCTCAGAAGTACAAGCAGGCTCACCTATACCTCAAGAACCTATACGGTGCTATCGAGGTTGATGGTCAGCTATTCGAGCAGGCTGCAGACAACTACAACTCATTCATCAACGTTGTTGACGGTGAAATCAAGGGCCTTAAGCGCGACCTAGCTCGCGACCTAAACCGCCAGATCTACGGTGATGGTTCAGGTACCCTCGGTGTAGTAAAGACCACTGACTCTTCAGCTGACACCTCAGTTGACTTCGTTGACGCACACTGGATCGAGCCAGGCATGATTGTTTCATTGCTTGCTGGAACCGACCTAGTTGACGGAACCCCTACCGTTCTATACGCAGGTATCGAAGTTGTTTCTGTAAACGAGTCAACTGGTGTTGTAGTATTCGACACCGCTGTTGCAGTTACCGCTGGTGACATCATCGTTCGCGGTGTATCAGGCGCTAACTCATTCAACAAGGAGCTAACTGGTCTTGGCGCGATTGTTGCTTCTGGCAACTCGCTACACGGCATTGATGGTGCCTCTGTTAGCGTATGGAACTCAACTGTAGAAACCCTTGGCTCAGTAGGTACCCCAGGTACCCTAACCGAGCTAAACCTTATCAACCTCGTTCAGAAGGTTGACAAGCAGGGTGGCGACGTTGACGTATTCCTAGCTTCTCCTGGTGTTTACAACGCTTACTGGAACTTGCTAACCAGCATGCGCCAGTTCACCAACGGTGCAACCCTAACTGGTGGCCAGCGTTCATTCACCTTCGAGGCTCTAGGTAAGCCAATCAAGTTCGTTTCAGACTACGCAGCGCCAAAGGGAACCCTTTACGCTCTGTCTTCAAACGAGCTCGTTATCAACCGCAAGCGCGACTGGGCATGGATGGACCGCGATGGTTCAATGTGGACCCGCGCAGGCGACACCGACGCTTACAAGGCAACCATCTTCCAGTACTCGGAAATCGGTACCTACCGTCGTAACGCACACGCTAAGCTCTCGAACATCGCTGAGCTATAAGCCGTAAATAAAAACTCCCCGCTACTTGGTCCGTCTCGCCGAGTAGCGGGGTTTTTTATTACAATAGATACATGATTGATTTCTCGCAGATAGACGGACTGCACTCAGATGAACATCGCAGAGTAGCCGCAGTAATTAAAGACATCTTCCCAACAGTGCGACTTATTCGTATGCCGCCAGATCACCCACAGTTCGACCCAGAGCGCCACTTCGCTTTGATTGACGAGCCACACTTGCTTCCTGCCTACTTGATTACCAACGTTGCAGAGGCTGAGGTTAACCATAGGCTAGTTGCTCGTCTATTAGAAAACAACATGCACGATCCTAACTCTAAGGTGAATAAGTTACACTTGTTAGAGATGGCAAATGCTGCGCTTGAGGCAAAGCGCGAGGAAGAGTGGCGTGCCGAGAAAAAGGATGTCATGAAGTCCATCATGAAATCCAACAAGAACACCTACCGTCATGACGGTCAAACTCTTAGAAGGTAACTATGCCAGCGGAAGAATTCTCCTACACAGGAAACGACATCGGTTCACGAGTTCGCTCGCAGTTTGGCGACACCTCTGGAGCTCAGCTAGCTGACAGCTCAATCCTTCACTGGATCAACGACGGTCAGCGTGAGATTGTGAACTCAAACCCAATTCTCCGCGATATGAAACTAACTAACATTGTTGCTGGTCAGTCGGACTACACCTTCCCGTCAGACAAAGTCCTCCTAATCGAAGCTGTCTATATCGATGGCTACCCGATCGAAAACGTCACGCCACAAGAGGCTCGCGAGTTCATCATGAAGAGCGACCCTACCAAGCTTGAGCGTGCTGACCGCCCAGAGATCTGGTACGAGCGTGCTGGAGTCGTCACGTTCTACCCAGTTCCAAACAAGTCAATCACCAATGGCTTGAAGCTTGAGTACATTAAAAACCCAACTTCAATTGCTTTGCTGACTGACACTATTAGCATTCCAGACCGCTACTTCAACCAGCTTGTCAACTATGTGATCTCGCAGGCTCTTGAAATGGATGAGAACTATGACGCTGCAGCTTACAAGGATCGCCAGTTCCGCGATGGCCTAAACCGCCTGAGCAACAAAGAAAACACTGTTGAATCATCTCTCTACGACCAGGTGCTTGCAGACCCATCAGATTGGCTATAAATGTCTCAGATTATTCGCCAACGCAGCGCAACTCTTCAGCAGTTCACTGGCGGTCTAAACAACTACTGGGACCAGTCAGCAATCGCAGACAATGAGCTTGCTTCGATTATCAACTTTGAGTTTTCAACTAACGGTGCACTTATGTCGCGCCCGCCAATCTATGTGGATAAGTCTGGTGAAACTCCAGTACTTACTCCAGTTACTGGCGAGCCAATGGACATCCTTGGAACTTATGTTCGTGCAGATGGCACTCGCTACCTAGTCGTTGTTACCAATACTAAAACCTGGACCTTCAATGTACTCACAAAGGCATTCGTTCAGATCGCAAGCTTCAAGGCATCTGACTGCACTCAATACCTAAACAAAATTGTTCTCTCATCAACCGTTGACGGTCAGGGCGGTTATTGGGAAGGTGGAGTATTCGTAAACACTCCATCAATGCCAGCGCTTAGTGGGATCGAACTTTTTCAGACCCGCTTCTTTGGCTACGGTGTTCAGGGCACTGCAACAGCAAACATTGTGTACTGGTCGAACATTTCAACCGCTGGTCCAGCTGGTGAGTCAACTTCCGTATGGACCTGGACCAACATAGACAATAACCAAATGTATGTAGAGATCGGCGGTGGAGATGGTCAATGGATTACCGCAATCGCTCAAGGTTACAACGACATCGTTATCTTCCGCAACCGATCAACTTATCGCTACTCCTATGGTGATGTCCCAGAAGAGGGCACCATGCAGGCAATGCAGCAAGACATCGGAGCCGAATCTCGCCGATCAGTTGTCAAGTTTGAAAACGCCCACTTTGTCCTATCTGGCGGCATCCTTTACAAGTATCAAAACTGGTTGTACTACCCACTAAATGCCGCTAAAGTAAAGTTTGAGGCATACGATTTCGGTCAGAGGTTCCAGCACGCAGTATCAATCGTCGGTAGACGCTGTATTGTATGGCACAACGGAGGGGTGTTTGCCTACAACCTTGATACTGAGACGTGGAGCGAATGGGAAAGCACAAGCAGAGTCGCGTACTACTGGAGCGTACCTCGACGCTCAGAAGAATTAGAAGAATCACTTTTCTTTGGTATCAGTGGTGGCAGTAGCGCAACAGGCGCATCTGACTTTGCTATGTGGCGCATTGAAGACAAGTCAACTAGTGCAGTAGGCGCTGAGACTTTCAAGTGCTCAATCCGCACAAAGATCTATGACTTCCAATCACCTGTCGAATGGAAGCGCCTGTATATGTGGACTGCTGACCTAGCAACCGCACTGCCAGTCAAGGCTGTCGCCTACCCTGTTGCCTTGCCTGAAATGGCTCTCCAGCTGAACTGGGATCAGATCTCGAAGGACTATGAGGCTGAAACTGGCTACAAGACCTGGGATGAGCTTTCATACGACAACATCGGAGACCTGACCTTCGGTACATGGGACAACCTAGCCAAGCCATCTGGTGCGGTTGCAACGATTGTAGATGACTTCTCTGCTGGCGCTGTCCTTCGTATGGAGGTCAAATTGAACCAGTCTCTCAGGTTCAGACGCATCTACTTTGAACTATACTTAGACTGTGACGGTACGGCGCTCACATCACCTGTTCAAGTCTTCAGCATCACCCCTATGATTGGTGCGAAGTCTAAGATCTCTAAGGAAGCTAACTAATGGCAGAGCGCGGAAGCCTTGGCACATTCGAGTTTACCCCTTATGCTGCAGGTGCAAAGATTTACAACAGCGTTGCATCCTCACCTACTCGTGGAGCAGTCGATAAGACTGGTTATGCTGGTCGTGACCGCAAGCTTGCTGCAAAGCGCAATGCAGTTCTTGCTGCTATGAAAGCTAAGCAGGCTGGCGCGATGGGTAATGCAAATGTCGGAAGGTTCATGTAATGCCAACAGCTGACTCCTCTTGGAAGATCTACGCAAATGAAAAGGCTCAGGCCGAGCAGGTTCAAATCCCCCGCCAGGGAATGGGCATTGACTATAATGCTGTTGCCGCCAACCAGCCGATGATTAACGATGCTACTTCTGGCTCAACCGTTGTAGGCGACCCATACAAGCTTGAAAGCGATCCTACCTACCAAGCTGCAATGCAAGCTGGACAGTCACAGTTCAACACATCTCGCGCAAACTCAATGGCGAGCAAGAACTCGCAGGAGATGCAGCTCAACAACGAGCGTCGCAACCTAGACAAGAGCTCAACCGAATCACGCCGTCGCCTAGCTGGTAACTTTGCAGCTCGCGGAATGGCTGGTGGTGCTACTGGTGCGCTAACCCTTGCTGAAATGGAAGCTAACGCAAAGCAGATCACTGCGCAGACAAATATCAAGGACCAGATCTCTGCATTGAACGCGAGCTACCTTGAGAACTACGGCAATGCTGCCCAGCTAGGCTATGACTGGACTGGCACTTTGATTGGTCAGAACTATAAGACACAAGCAGCTCAGGCTGCGCTAACTGCACAGCTCGCAAAGATGGGAATCCAGTAATGGCAAGCGATAAGAAGGGCCCTCAGGGCATCTCTAAGACTTGGGCGGATATAAATAAGACTGCCGCTGACATTGGCTATGGTATTCGTAAGAATACTGCATCTGATGGCAGTCTCCTCAACTTTTTGCAGACTGCTGGCAACTGGGCAATGTCTAACGGCGAGCTACCTGCGGGACAGGGTTGGGGCGACATGCAGCGTCAGCAGTACCTAGCTGATCTAGCTAAGCGCTACCCAGAACAGGCTGCAGCTGAGGCATATGCTGGGCAGCGTGGCTATGTACCAACCCCAGGTCCAGGAGCTCGTGGCTATGTTGCTCCTACCGCTGCTAGTTCGGCAAATGCTGGCGCAGTAACTCCTGCCTCTATTGCGGCTCAGATGACCACTAAAATTGGCGCTCAGCGTGCAGCTGAGATGGCTGCTGCCAAAGCAGCTGGGCTTACTTACACTCCAGGCCAAGCTATGGGCAGCGCCCAGAACACCTACAATGCTCAACAGCAAGCAGCTCAGGATCAGGCAGATGCTGAATCTCGCGCAAAGAGCGATGCTGCAATTCAGTCTTCATACAACCCAGTTATGGACTTCCTAAAAAAGCAAGCCGATAGAACTAACGCTCGCTACGAACAGAACGCTGCAAACCTAAAGAGCATCTTCGGCGCACTAAGCGGGCTTTCTGCCGTAGACACCAAGCGTATCAACGATCAGTTCACCTCAAGCATTGCTAAGCAGAAGGCTGATCTACAGGATCGCACTGTAGCACAGCGTGCAGCTCAGGAAGCTGGCATGGCTCAGCTTGCTCAAACTGGCGCAGAGCGTGGCAATGGTCCTGCTCTAGGTGGCTCACCTACCGCAACCGCAACTGAGGCTGGCATTGGTCAAGCAAATGCTATTCAGCAAAACTGGGAGGGCCTAATGGGCGCTCAGCAGGCTAACGCTGTTACTGACATTACTAACCGTAACGAAGGCTATGGACAGCAGCGAGTTGCTGCAACTAACCAGATGACTCAGAATCTACAGGATGCACTCTCTGGCATTGAGGGTCAAATGGCTGGCGTTGAGGGTCAGATTGCACAGGCTAAGGTTGCCCGCGATCAGGCTATTCAAAGCAACCAGTTTGATATTGCTGCTGCTGCTCAGAAGGCTCTTGATGCACTTGAGCTTCAGGCTGCAAAGAACAAGGGTATTACCGATGTTGCTAACATTCGCGTAAATGGAAGCCTGGCTGCAAAGCGCCTTTCTGGTGGTGGAAGTGGGTCGGTAAAGGTTCCAGCATCTGAGGCGATCAAGGCTCGTGCAGACAAGCTTGGACCTACCGTATTCCAGCAGATTCAGACCTCAGCTGGCGACGCTTACAACGCTGCATTCGCTACCTTGAACCCTGATGCAGGCGCTCCAGGCGCAAAGGTCAAGACCCCTACTGCAGCTGACGTAAAGGCAGCATGGCAGGCAGCTCACCGAGGAACTGCAACCTCAGTAGCACCGCTAGCTAACGACTACATCGACTCTGCATACAAATAAGAGGTTCGCCTCTATAATTGTCTTATTGACGATTTAGGCGGAAACCTTGGCTGATCCAAAAGCACCTAACCCTTTTGCACCTAAAAAGGGCGCAAAGACTACTCCAAAAGCAGCTAGCCCTTTTGCACCTAAAAAGGTAGTAAAGCCTCAGAGTCCTGGTGAAGCAGTCCTATCTGCTGGTCAGACATTCCTAGATGTCCTATCTACTCCACTTTATGCCGTAGAGGGTTTCATCAATGGTATTCAAAAGGGTAAGAATCCACTTGAGACTGCTGGCGCTAACGCTGTCGCTTGGACCCAAGAAGGCAACCGCCCAGTAACTGGCTCAGAGCTATTTAAAGATGGTGGAGTCATCGGAGCCAAAGGCTCTGGCGCACCACTTGAAGAAGGATCCCCAGGCGCATTTATTCTAGGTCTTGGCGCAGACATCCTTCTTGACCCACTTACCTACACCCCTGGCGTTATAGTCTCAGCCCCAATCAAAGCCATCGGTGCTGGTGCTCGTGCCACCGCTAAGGCTGCAAAGCTAGGTCAGGCTGGCATGCTGAGCGAAAGGATCGCAACTGCTGCTGAAGGTGCAGTTGCTAAGACCCTCAAGCCTAGCTCACCGCTAATCCAGCAGTATGCTCGCAAGCCAATCATCAAAGAGAACCTTATCCGCACAGAAGGCCCAGCTGCTGAGCGTCTAGCCAAAACCTCACAGACCATTGCAGATAAGCTAACTTTCCGTACCGTCGAAGATACTACAAAGGTAACTCCAAGCAAGCTCATGGCTTCTAGCATTGAAGCTGGAGCTAAGGCAACTGCAGCTACCTTCCTGCTTGACTTTGCTAAACATGACATCACTAAACTTCTTCGCGCTGAGAAACGAGCTGGTGGATCTGCAGCACGCGCAGTTGCAGCATCTGGCGAACCAATAGAGCTACGCCCATATGATGTGCACGTCGCTGAAGATGGCGTTTACGTTTACGACGGTAAGAACCTAAAGACGTTTGCTGACGAGGAGTCAGCTGCTGCTTGGTCAAAGTCTCAAACTAAGACTGCTGAGCCTGCCACTATAACCCGTGGCGGAACCCCAGTGCTCGACTCTGTTCCAATTGCGCTAACCAAGCTTGTTGAAGATCTGCCGATCACCAGCATGGGTGCTAAGGAAGCCAAGGGAACCCTTGACAAGATCAACAAGATGGCTGCAAAGGCTATCGGCTCAGGCTCTACTGTTGTCAATGCTGGACAGCGCCTAAACCTTCAGCCACACGTGCAGACTCAGTTTGAGTATTTAGCAATGGGGCAGAACAACCCACTTGACCTTCTCCGTACTCTTCGCGAACGTGGGATTGCTAATCCTCGCCTACAGGAAGCCTCAATTGCTAGCCACCTCAGCTCATTTACTATCACAGGTAAGAACGGTCAAACCATCACCCTTGGTGAGCTCGCAAAGAGCAAGACCAAGTACTCTGCGATCAGCAAAGAAAACCAAACCAAGATCCAAGCGATTTTCAACAAGTTTGCGCAGGACCCGACCATTGGTCGCATCACTGCCTCTAATACCTCGGCTGAAAAGCGCTACTCGGACTACCGAGCACTTGTCGATGGACTAAATGCTGGCGATCAGGTTGACATGAAGGTGTTGACCAAGATCGTTAAGGCTCTTGATCCAGAAGCAAAGCTAGTCACTCAGCTTGATAAGGCTGCCTCAGCAGAGACCCAGCTTGCACAGATCCAAGGTATTCTAGTAGGCCCAGGTGCTGACACAGTTTATGCAGTCGAGCGCCGACTACAGCTCATCGACACAGCGACTATGTTTGATGCGCAGGGCTTACACATGGCAGATGTTGCTGGCGCGTACGCAATGGCAAGGATTGACGGTGTTGCTCCAGTAGCCCCAGCAGTCACCGCGCAAACTCGCGCAGAGGCAACTAAGCGCTTTATGGAGCGCCAGGGCAATCCTGACTCAAAGCGTGTCCTAGAGGTTGCCTACAATGCAATCAATAAGGGCCTCTCTGGCTTCCTTAAGAAAGATGGCACTCGCGTTGAAGGCCAGCTAGTCTACATTCAGAAGATCCTTGACTCTGAAGATGTCGTAACTGAGACCTCTAAGAACAGCGATCTAGCTGTCCGTAATACTGAAAAGGCATACCAAGCTGAAACTAAGGCTGCCCTTGTTCAGCAGCGTAACCAGTATGGTGAAGCTCGCGAACTAGCGAGCATGGTTGGAACCCTGCGCTACCGCATTGCTCACGATGGTGTTGAGAAGGGCAAGGCGCTCAACGAAGTTACTCCTGAGTTACTAAGAATCCGCACTCAGCAGGGCATGGAAGTATCTGATGACATCATGCTCTCACTTCTAGGCGCTCGTACTGTCTACACAAAGGCTGGTAAGAAGGGCGACAAGCACTTCCTGTACCTAAGCGCAAGTGATACTCTAAGCGTTCTGAGCGGTACGAAGAAGGGTGCCAAGCTTATCGAACGAGCTCTCTTTACTCATGAGAGTGACAACCTAGACTTCTCTGGCATTGCCAACGCTGTTCGTATGGCTGTCGAAAAAGGCACTGCCAATGGGGAAATCGTAACTAAAGATCTCATTACTGAAATCCTGGTCAATGGCAATAAGCGTGAATGGTCAGCTGGCTTTAGAGCAGAAGCAGACAAGCTTGCAGCAGACCTAGCAGACCTAATTAGCAACCCTAAGGTTATCAACCAATTCAACGAGATCCACAACATCAAGGCTCGCGCAGCGGTCGATGACGCTATCAACCCCGCTGAATCGCTATCTATAGATAGCTTCCGCTCTCTAATCGGCGGAATGAAGGCAAACTTTGACAAGGGCATTGACTCTACCGCAGCTCGTGCGAGACTCGTTCGTGACCACTTCATGCGACTCGTCTACTCGTCTGGCGTGTTAGAACAGCAGAACGGTACCACGGCAATGTCTATGGTGCAGGCAATGGCTATGATCTTTGTAGATAACGGTCGCTTGGCAAAGCTTGTTGCTGATGAAGGCTTCACTCCATCTCTAATTGGATCACCAACTGCTAAAGAAGCCATTGACCGCCAGGTTTACGAAGACATCAAGGCTGCGATCAACAGCTTCTTCAAGAACCAAGATGATCATGTCAAGGTCAGCGACGCTTTGGGGCAGAAGCTAAATAACGCTCTAGTTGAGAGCACTCAGTACTACGACGCTGTGATTGCTGAGCGCCTAACTAAGACCACCAAGGCTCAGATTGGCGCTTGGCAGCGCAAGGTAGAGAAGGCTCAGTTCAAACTGGATAAGGCCCGCGAAGCTGCTGTTAAGCAGGGTGTGGCAACTAGCCACCGCTACCCTGACGGTGCCTGGGTTGACTCTACTCGCTACGACCACGCTCTAGCCGTCAAGATGGCTGAGGACATGCGTCTAGGTGTACATGTTGCTGATGATGGCATCTCGGATGTTGCAGCGCAGGCTGTGGATAGCGATACCGCTAGTCTTATCGTTTCTACCCTTAGCCAGAAGAAGTCTAAGGAGATTATTAAGCAGTGGACTGAAGAAGGCAAGATCCTTAGCGCTAAGGCTGCTGCTACTGCCCGCGAAGAAGCCTCTGTCAAGACTTTGAACCAACTTGATGAGATCGATCAGCTGCCTATGACTGAGGGTGAAAAAGCTAGCTACATCATGCAAAATGTTGTAGCTGACACTATGCACGCAGGCGACATCATTGTCCACTATGGCGCAAACGCATTCGGCAAGGTTACTGACGAAAATATAGCTCGCAAGGGCATCTTCGACCGCGTAGGCGAGCGTATCAGCGGAACCTCTGGTAAATGGAACATTCGCCCATTGCTAGCTCAGGCTGAGTCTTCAGTTATGCAGAACTTCTCGAACATCTCAGATGTCATGCACCACATCCGTAGCGAGTACCTAAACTACTGGGTCAATCCAGCTCTAGGCAAGGTAGAGAACCAAGCCGTACGCTCGGAGAAGTTTATTGAGGCATTCCAGCTAGCAAAGAGCGGTGTTGAAACTTGGCCTGCTGGTGCAGACAAGACTATTGTTGAACTAGCTACCAAGATCCGCATGGTCATTGACCCGATCTTCGGTGACAACGCAAGCTCAGCTGTAAAGAACATCACCTCTCAGGCGCTTTCAAACGCATTCCGTAAGTTTGGACTAGGCGACGGCATTGGCTTCGTCTCGCCAGGCGTACTGACTGAGAAGGACTTCGCCAACTACCTAAACTGGGTGCCATTCGGTAAGAACCCTAACAAGGCAAAAACCCCAGAGTTTGATGCTTGGGAGGCCCGCGCAAAGATCTTCCGCGAGCAAAAAGTTGACCCGTTCATCGTTCTTTCTCGCATGGTGCAGGCTGTACAGTTTGCTAAAACCGAGAAGGCATTCGTTATGGACTTTGCTAACCAGTTCGGTTGGCAGCGCCACTTCACTAGCATGGATCAGGCTGTCAAGGCTGGCTGGGTAAAGATCCAAGGCGTAGGCCCTGGAGGATCAAACCTATCTGATCACTTGCCTATCCCAGAAGAGGGCGGTCTATTCCCTCCATACATTGCCGATGAGTTCATGGCAATGAACCGCGAATGGAACCAACTGTACAATAGCAAGGCTATGCCACAGTTTGTTCGCACTGCAATGGAGATCACGGGCTTCTTCAAGGCAACCCAGACCATTCTGCGCCCAGGGCACCACGTTACAAACTTTGTTGGCGATACTACAGCTGCAATGATTGCAGGTGTCCTAAACCCGATCCATTGGAAGCAGGGACTGTCCCTAGCGCTTGAGTTCGCTGGACCAGATGCTAAGGCAACCTGGGGTAAGAACCAGATGAAGTTCAAGTTCGAGCAGCTATTCCGTGGCTACGACAGCTACGGTCGCGCACTGGAGGGCGTTGACAAGAATGGCGAATCAGCTGCGCAGTTTGTGATTGGCGGAAAAAAGGTTACGCTAACCAAGGCTGACCTAGTAACCGCAATGCGCGACCGCAACTTGCTCTCAGGTAATATTTTCCAGGACCACGTGCAGGGCTTGTATGAGTCTGTTACCGCAGATGCACTAGCAACTGGAGCTGAGCAAAGCGTTCTAAAAGCTGTAGCATCCCGCGCACAGCTAGCGATGCAGAAGGTAGAGCAGCCATTTGGCTCATTCGCTGCCTACTACGGCAACATCATCCGCGCAGCTCACGCCCTAAAGGTAATGCAATCTCGCTCATGGAACTCGCTAGACGAGGCTCTGAACGCTGCTGTAGAAGAAGTTGGACGCTACCACCCAACGATCCAGTCGCTATCTGCCTCTGAGCGTCGCTACCCACGTATTGCATTTACCTACTACACTTGGTTGCGCGTAGCTCACAACGCTTTGCTTGACATGGCAATGAACCACACTGCAGCGATGATGATCCCATCAAAGTTCCAGTACCAGCAGGCAGAGCAGAATGGCATGCAACCAACCAGCTTTGGCAACCCTTGGATGGACAAGACTAGCACGCCAAACTACCTGAACTACTCAGTATATGGTCCAACTGAGAATGGCCCAAACGGTCCAGTAATCTACAAGCGCAGCTTCTTGCCTCTGGATGTTCTAGATACTTGGAACTTCACATGGGACCCAGCTCGCACTATGGATCAGAATGCTTTCCTAGCAGCTGGGCAGGTTGGTCGCGTAGCAGGTAAGAATGCTAACCTTGTCGCACAGCCTGCGATCGAGTGGGCAACTGGCACCGACATCCAGACTGGCAAGCCATCACAGGTGAAAGACGCTCAGACGCTCGGAGACAAGCTGATCGGCAACATCGGTACCGTAGGCTTGCTGAAGGCGCTTGGCGTTTATACTCCAGCTAACAAGCAACCTGGTACTGCTAACCCAACTACACCAGAAGACCAAGCTCGTATTGGCCGTAACTGGCTAACTGGTCAAAAGGAAACTTGGGTTGATACTGCGCAGAACCGACAGAACACCAAGACCGAGCAGGCATCTCGTACTAAACTAATCTACGAGAACTACCTCAAATCACAGCAAGGAAAGTAATGTCAGAGACACCAGAACTAGA